ACATACCATTCTTTCTATCCTTCACGCTCACAACGTAATCCTCGAAACGTCCGTATAGCTCAACCCAGCGGTTACGGAACTGCGACCAGCCCGACGCGCCTCCTACAGTAAAGCCGTGCCCGCCCGCAACGTATGGGTCTTTCGCAAGCTCCGCGTCATATGCGGCAATCTGCGTCATAAGTTCGTTATCGTGGAACATGTCCAGCGTCCACGCATCCGGCGCCCATTCAGTAATGAACAGCGGTATGTTTAGCCCGCGTGGTAGTATGTGCTTCTCGTAAACGTAACGGTAACGGGTGAGAAGGCTGCCAGCGTCTATGGGCCATACGCCGTATTCGTGGAGGCTTATCGCGTGCCCACCAGCGGCGCAACGTTCAAACACGCCAGTCTCAGCGATATAATCCCATTCATATGGTTCTGGTACTCCCATCGAATAGCTGAATAGCGCCAGTTTATACCCCCATCCATCGGCTATATCCATAGCAGTCATAAAGAACAATGCCATCTTAACGTGCCCATCAGCACCCACGGGGTCTTGCTCGTTCATTATCTCCCAGTAGTCAACATATGCGCGGTGTGGCGCAAATAAAGGCGCGAGCGCATTCATTCGGTTGTGCGCCTGTGCGTGCGGGTCTTGGTTGCTGTCGAACCATTCAAGGCTTGGGCCGCCCTGCCCGTCATCAATGAACCTGGCAACCGTGCGGGTTTGTGGGTCGGTAGCTTTGATGATCGACAACCACCCAACATCCTGCACAGCCTTAGCAGTTGCCATTGAAGCACCACGCGTCATAATATGCTGCTGTACGTCCGTCTGCCCATCATCACCCACACCGTGCCAATTCAGCTTGCAGCCTTGCGGTGTGTAGTTTATCGGCGTGAAGCCTGGCGGTGGGTCAATCGGTGGCGGGTCTACGGGGGGCGGTTCTGGTTCGGGGTTTAGTTTATTGTCAGCGAATCGTATTATCATTCTCTGTTCGCGTGCATTATAATAATCAATCCAATTGTCTTTATCATATTCGTCACGGTCAAAGACAACAGCAGTGACTTCATTGCCAGCGTCTATAAGCTCAGTAGCCCAAGCCCTTGAGTCATCAGCGGACGGCCCAACGGTGATCTGGTCTTTTGCTGCTTGCGTGTAAATCTCAACACGACGCTGGATAGGAATGTCAGCAGGTACAACTAAGTATGTGCGTTTGTATCCGCCTGGAGGTATTGTGTTCGTGGGCGGCTCAATTGGTACGTTATTTTGTACAGAATATTGTACATTATCAATAAAGAAGTCCATTGGTGCGAGGGTGTGGGACTCGAATTCGATTACAACGTCAACCGTTCCATCTATGGCAGTGAATATATCTGTCACATAGAACCACTCACGATCTTGGAAATCATCGTTAAATGTATACCACCAACCAGAATGACCGTTTACAGTCAAGCGCCAATATGCGGCGCCTGTATCCACGTTGTAAGGTTCGCCGTCCGGCTTGAGCCCACCATGAACCTGAACATGTACAACCAGCGTACACTTTGCGCCTTTGTCAACCTCAAACTGCTGCGATAACAGGACACGAAACGCACTATGTCCGAACAGCTTGTATGTCGTGCTGCCGTCCAGAATTAGTGCGTCTTTGCCGCCCAGCTGCTCATCAGCGGGTAGTTGCTCGCTGAGTTTGTGAACACATTCTGGTACGCATAGGACGGCGGTTTCAGTGTCGCCGTTGCCAGCCTTCGGCGCAAGTAATACAGATCCCACATCCCACCACTTCAGATGCCACCCCTTGGGTTCTTGATTTCCGTTTGGTAATGTTTTCCAGGGGCGATCCTCAAAAGATCCGTTAACAAGCATCAAAGTGGCACCTTCACAACTCTATCCATTATCACTGGCGGCAGTGGTGGAACTGGTAAATGCGCCCCAATCTTGCCGCTCCATTCTTTGATGGATGATACAACGTCAAAGATAAGACTTGCACCGCCACCTATCAACGCGGCAGTCAGTCCCAAAGACAACGCCTCTGGTGCATCCGGTAGATATACAGCGAACAAGTCGACGCGTGCGAAGATGCCTACCAGTAGCCCGGCTGTGAATGATACATACGGCGTGATAAGGGACAACACAAACACGCCATCGCGCTCTGGCTTTGGCGTGCTCAATAGTTTGTAGATAGGTTTGGTGAGGTATTCGACCAGCGTCTTTGTAACGATGGCTAACATTAGGACAATACTAAGGTTCATAAGCGTTCTCCATACTCATAAAAGGGATTGCTAATTTCATTATATGCACAATGAAGTGATTGTCAAGGATGGAACAGCGGCAGGCTTGCAACCGTGCTACCGTCCACCTTCCGAGCCGTGCCGTTCATACGTGATTCAGCATCGGCTATACGGCGTTGCGCTATGGCGAAGTAATCAGCGTCAATCTCGATACCAATGAAGTTGCGCCCAGTTTCAACGCAAGCCACGCCAGTTGTGCCGCTGCCCATGAAGGGGTCTAGGATTGTGTTCCCAAGCTGCGTAAAATTATTAAGTAAATGCAACATTGCTGCCTTTGGCTTTGGGGTTGGGTGGTTTATCTTCTCAGTTACATCAATGACATAAGGATATAAACTCGGTCTTGGTTTCCACTTCCAATCACCACAGGCCAACACCAGAAAGAAGTTACCAAATGCAATTTTAGCGAGCGTCATTCCATTCTTTGAATACATGCATATTACATCTTTGTATGCTGGTAAATATTTCAGTGCTATTGGCAATGTTGATGGCCCAACCATTACAAGCATCTTCTGGCAAGTATCAAATGCAGGTACTATCCATTCCATTGGAAATGAGCTATCCCAGTCGGCTTTGTTGACACCATACGGCGGATCAGTAATCACCACGTCTATACTCCCAGCCTCAAGCGTCGGCAGCACTTCGAGACAATCGCCGTGTATCAGCCTAACCGTCATTTGCGCTCCAAGTATTCGATGATTGCTGCTCTTGCCCCCTCAAATTCTCTGACGACAAGCGCCCTATACCCCTGCGCTGTCAACCTGTCAATCCACTGCCGTTGCTCAGGCGTTGCCTTGTTACGTCCGTGCTTGAGCTCCAAGAATAAGCCAGCATAGTCGCCACGCCTAACAGCCAGGAACATGTCCGGCACTCCACGCTTGACACCTTCGGCTTTGAGCTTCGCGGCTACCGCCTTGTGTCTATGCCCTCCGTTGGGTATTGCGAACATCAACGCAAGCTCAGGGTATACGCCAGTCCTATACGCCGCCCATTGAAATAATTTTCGTTGCTCATCATGTTCGCTCATCATCTTCGTCCCAAGAGAATGCGGGCCTGCCAGGACAATCACTGTCGCCGTAAAATGGTAGGCTTCGCACTTGAATCTCCTCATCTTCATCAACCCATTGCGCCTCAACACCGCACAAATGATACGGTGGACCTACAAGGGAACGCGGCAATGATATTCGCCTACTTGCCACACTCTCATTATACGTATGCTTTAAGTATTCTGCGTATGAAGCTGGCACAACATAGCCACCATCATCCGTAGCTGGCTTCAACTTAGTCTCTACTTGGTCCCAACTTAGTCCCTTGCCCAGCACAGCACCGACAATGGCAAGCAACGCCGTCTTTAGGAAACCGCGTCTATTAAGTTTCATCGTCGCCACCAAAAAAGAACAGCGCCCAATAGACAAGCACAATAAACGCCCTATACCATCTAGGCTCTGCAAATAACAAACATGTCCACAACACCGCAAGAAAAAGCCAACACTTAACCAGTTTGCTCATCGTCCACGCTCCTTCATCGTGCCTATTCTGATGTACCGATTCCGCCGCAACCCCTTCAGCCGCTGGATTGTGAATACGCTGCGTTCCCCACGCAGACGGCGCTGCTTATCACGCTTGGCACGTTTCGCATCACGGCGACTCCAGCGCGTGTTCATCGCTTGCCGCCCAGCAGGAACGCCACCATAAACAGTAGCGTCATAACTGCCCTGTCCCATTGCCATTCGTTGAATAGCATTATCGCGGTCAATATAAACATTATGAGTGCCATCTTCTCAAATAAAGTCATCACCCATCTCCTTTTGCTTCTGTATTATCGCCACAAGGTCAATGGTCAACTGGTTGCGCTTCAACTCCAGCTTCGCAACATCGGCTTTGAACGTGGTGAGCCGCGTGCATACGCCCATCAGTTCGTCCGTCTTGCGGCGGTGCAGCTTCTCAAGCTCACGGCGTTTCTGTTCGTTGTTCATCGTGTACCTCCAGTTCTTGCTCTAGCATTCTCACGTCCTGTTTCGCATCACGTAAAAGCGTTTCATAATGTCTACATGCTCTCCAAGCATCACGCGCCTGCATTTCATACAAACTAATGTCTATCTGCCTTTTGATTATAATATTCTGTAATAACGTTTTCCTGCTCATCATTGCTCCTTAATGTGTGGGGCGAGAGACCCCTCCCCCGCCCCGTTACAGTATATAAAACTTCGGTCATTTGTTAACTTAAACCTGTCCTGCAAACACTGGGTCATCGCCGTCCTGGCATATCGTGTCAATACTATGTTACCACTAGACAACTACGCCAATGTTACAAGACTGACTTGTCTACTTCCTCTGACCGCTTCCACCTCCCTTCGGCTCCCCGCAATCAGCCTGTGAAGTCGCACCGCCTGGCGCTATCGGCGTTGCGCTCATTTGAGCATGCTAGTAATGCACTCGTGCGCCTGGTTAACGGGTAAACAACATAGCTTATGCTATGATATTTTCAAGCACTATATTATCCTGTCGATCAACTGTTGCAAGAAATATGCGCCGTCATCGGCAGCGATACGCCCCCTCAGCTTTTGCATTGTGCCCAATTGCAGTCCGGTAAATGGTGCGCTGTACATCTCGTGGTATATCCGCCGTTGCCAAATTGATGCATCGCCCTCAATTGCATCACGATCTACTGTCATTGTAGTCTTGTCCATTCACTACCTCCCATCTCGCACAGTATCCACGATTCTTCGTGAGCACCGCCCTCATCGCTGGCGTGTCGTCGGCCTGGTTCACGAGGTCGTCATCACTGTCCAGCTCATACAGCGCGTCGGCATACACCCTGTACCGGTAGCCGCGACGCCGCCTCAGCCCAGTGGAATCGCGCGCCTGCCGTGAGTAGCATACCGCCTAACGCCCAGTCGAACGGGCACGACATCACGCGAAAGTCGCCGCGGCAGTCGTAGCGCGAGTTTTTCGGGCGGGTCATAGATCGGCATCGAAATCGAATAACGTAGGTGCGCCGTGCGCTTCACTATCCACAGCGTCAAGATTCTTAATAGCCTGGTTAAAATATGATGTCTTTAGTTCAATGCCAATACCCCGTCTTCCCGCTCGAACCGCTGAATATACCTCAGAACCAACGCCCATAAACGGCGTTAGAATTGTATCGCCAGGGTTAGACCACAAGACCATAGCCCGATCAATCACATCAAGCTGTAATGGGTGAACGTGCTTCTCGTCCTCTTCATCGCGTGATTCACGAAATGGGAGCACATTACTAATCCGAATATCATCCCAAAACGCAGACGCATATTGTCGCCATATCCAGTGTGAATAACGATTCTCAATCTGATTACCATTCCACCCCTTGTATTTTAGCAGTTCCGGAGGTATTTGCCGATCCCCTGCATATTCTGTCAATCCATACGGATGCTCGATAGGTTCCATATTCTCGCCTACTTTCCTGAATACTAGCAGATAATCAGCACTAGCTACACCGCACTTTGACGAATCCTCAACTATTGTTCTATGTGCCAGCTTCTTAGCCATTGTCCGGTTCCTCACGCCCAGCGGCTCTTTCCACACGCTATAACGAGCGTTATATCTGAATCCGATCTTATCGTGCAGTCGGATAATATCACCAGGGAAGTCCATCAGCGCGTCACCGTGACCGCTGTTGCTTAATGGGATGTCCATACAGTGTACCGCCGTCATTCGCCCAGGCATAGTCAGGCGGTGAATCTCACGTACAACAAACTCGTAATGCTCCATAAACTCTGCATAGTTGCGGTTATTGCTCATATCACGCGGGCTTGAGCTGTAGTGATACAATGAAAAAAACGGCGGTGAATAAATAGATAGATGCACTGATTTATCTGGCAACTTTGGCATCACCTCAAGGCAATCATCAAGATAAAGTGCATAACGTTCTGTTATTACTGTCTTTGCATCCATTCGGGAACCTCCACGTTTTGTTTATTATAAGTTGATTCTATGTGCAACGCCTGATTCATATAGCGAACCAAGTCAATAAACATTCTATCTGCGGCTTTTGCTTTACGCCCTAAGTTTTCCATCATTCGCTCACCGCCGTCTGTATATACTAGATCGACAATGACCGGCTTGTCTTGCCCGAATCGCCATAAGCGCCGCGTTGCCTGGTAATACTGCTCATAGCTGTGCGTTGGAAAATATGTCATATGTGAGCAGTGTTGGAAATTTAATCCAAATCCAAAAATGCGGGGTTTACTTATCAGAACGCGCTGCTCATCATCACCGTGACAAAACCAATGCGCCGCAACTTCTTTCTTATCGTCTGAATCGGATCCAGTTACCTCAACAGAATACGGTATCATTCGATGTAATGTCTTTGATTCGTCGTTCAAATTGCACCATACCATAGATATTTTGTGCTGTGCAACCTTCTCAGCTACAGTCGCACAACGCTCATCAATTGTGCGCCGCGTCATCTCTCGCTCTTCGTGGAAAGTCACAGCCGGTATATCGAATAACATACCCTCACGCGGTCTAGTCGCCTTGATTAGATTATGCCGCTCTTCAAGTTTTGGTAATATAAAGCCGTCGTTGTCAAAACCGAGGTCGGCAGGATAACGCGCCGCCCTTGCCCACGATGACACCCATTGCCAGAACGGCTCTTCAGCGTGCCCCTTCAGCCGCCATTTATCACGCTGGAAACGACCACGCCCAAGAGCTGCAGACCTTTGTTTGTTGGTAAAGAACTTACCGAGCATATCCATATAACCAAGATAACCTAACGCCTCAGAACTCGTGCCAAGTTCCACCCAATCATTCGGGGCGGCTGTAGCTGTGCATAGTAGACGGTATGGTACTTGTCGCATAAATTCGGTTATGTCAGCTTTGCGTGATCCTCGAAAGTTTTTGAGTATACTCGATTCATCGCACACAACACCGGCATAATCTGTTGCTTTGAAGTAATGCAACTTCTCATAGTTTGTGACTTGAATAGTTGTAGGATTAGACCACACATCCGCTCGGTGCGCCTCTATGCCGAACTTCTTTGCTTCCCGCAATGTCTGACTGCTCACAGCAAGCGGTGTCAGAATCAATACTGGTTTGTTCGTCTTGCGTATGATATTCTCAGCCCATACTAATTGCATTGGCGTTTTGCCCATACCACAATCCGCGAATATGCCAGATCGTCCCATACGCACAGCCCAGTCAACTAATGACTGCTGGAAATCGAATAGAAAGTCCGGCATCCATAGCGGATCGAATCCGCTCTCCGCGCCATAGTCAACTTTCTGCTGTAGGAACTCAGCATACTTACTCATCGCCCGCCCCTTCCGCACACGCCACGTTGAACCGCTGCAACAGCTTCGCCCAGTCTGCGTGCCGCTCGCTACCCTGCGGCGTGTGT